AAACGAGGATTGCGGGGTGAGACAATTCGCATAACTGGATCCTTCTTAACATCCAGATTAACCTTCTCACACTTACCAAAAGCGCGAATGAAAGAATCACGTCGACTTATACTCTCAACCACAAGAGAATCGGCGGCCTTCTTGTATACAGTGAATCTGCGGCCCGTGTAGAGATTAGGAAACTCCTGAATCTCAAGGGGGGCGGTCTCGGACACACCACGACAAAGAAGGTCTTTAAAATAGTTCAATCTTTCATGAAACACACCAGGTAACGGCTTGAGTGGAACGCAAAATTTACCATCGCGTTTAACATAAAAAACACGCTCAAGCACACCACGAGCAACATTATTAATGGTGGGATTATGCACACCAATGTTCGAAGGAGGGGCCCAACCGCCCACTTTGAACACTTTGCGCACCTTCACTACACCGCCCTGAGTTTTAGTCACAACCAAATTGGGGTGGGTCAGAGCAGAAACCTTGGAATCCATCCCCTGTGACACAACCGGGCAGTCTCAATCGCACCTCTTACTGAGGCTCCCATGAATAGGATCCTCAGCTTCGAAGAGCGACATTTCATTGGCACGAGACGCAAGCGATGCAGCGCCTGCAATCTCTTTCGACAACAACTCATTGTCAGTTGGGACAAAGGTCATTGTTACCGCGAGGTCAATGAAGCGCAACAGGTCTGTCTTGCGTAGATCGGATGTGCAAGCGATATCCATGATAAACTTGCGCACCATCAATACATTTGCAGCATGCATTTGCATCACTCCAAACTTGACCTTAGCCTCCAAAGCAAGGCTAGCAATCACACGCTTACTGAAGGTCTTACGGGACCATGCTACGCGTAGGCTTTTATTATTAACGATTTCTTCAAAAGACAAACTATCATCATTCAGTGCACCAAGCAACTCCTTAGCAGCCAGAATTGCATCATTAGTTGGTGGGTTCATAACGCACCACCGACGATAAATTGCAACAATGTTAAGACTTTGAAAATGGGCACATACACGCTTGTAGAGAATAGCCAAAATATTACCGATCAACAAGAATGAGAAGAGAAGAACGAGGCAAGGAAAAATTATGGCAGCCAACCAAACTAATCCATAAACCAAGCTCACAATCGCTGGGAAGACAACATTTGTTATGAAACTCACAGGTCCAAGGGAGTCACTGAGCATCTCAAAAGAGATCTCAGAGAATAACTTTGACGAAAAAT